CCCGGCCCTGTCGAGATCCAAAGTCCACATAAGGGAAGGGGCCGCCCTCCCCTTCTTTGAAATCAACCTTGAACGCTTTTTCTTCCATACCCTTAGCACCCCGTTTTAGGCCGGTGCCGCCATAATAGGATTTGCCCCACCATACGGTGGGGCTTGGATATTATTAGTGGATCTCTACTTCAAGGGTGATGGCTTTATTTAACAACGACTTCTCCCGGTTCTCTCTTGCCACGTCTCTCAATAGCGTGAACGCCTCATCCAGAATTTTGATGGACTGATCTTTTAAAGATTCGGGATCGTCGCCTTTTATGGTTAACCATCTCCATCTATAGTCCTTGTCTTCATCAGGGTCTACGAACCCCCACCATAGTCCGAGTACATCTCCAAAACATTGTTTGGCGGATCGGAGCTCCTCCACGGTGTGGCCGTCTTGGGTGGGGATGCCTAAGCCGATTCGAGAACAGAACTTAGACTCAATCCCAGACCATCTGATTTCTATTTTCCCTATGACTTTCATGTTGCCTCCTATGCACCACGTTTTAGGCTGGTGCCGCCATGATTGGATATTGAACCATCCTACGATGGCTTGGTGTGCTCGATAATGCCGTGGGGAGCGAGCACAACTCCCCACGGTCGAATATAGAATATTAGCTCACCCTCTTCATAATCCTGAATGTTAGATCATTCAGGGTAACCTCCTGATCGATAGTCATGCCCTGCGTGGCACGGATTGATTTATCTTGGCGGACGGATACAACCAGGGCACATTGGCCAGGTTGCAGTCCTCCGAACATATTGGATATAGCTTTCGTTGCTCCCATTGCTTCGACGATTGCTTTCGTGGACGGATGGCCGATATAGTGTGGGACACCGGCCAGGCTGTCGGGTCGAGTCTCCAGGGTTTTGACCTCATATTGACCGTCCAGGGGGCAAACCGTGCTGGTCAGTATTGCGACTACATTTTCTAGCATGTATTTCATATAGGCCTCCTTGTTCCGGTAGTCATAATCGTCCTGATCAGACGTGAGTTCCCCCCATCGATAGACAGGGGGAGCGGGGTTGATATAGGCTTGACGCTTCACATCCCATATCAACCCCCTGGCATATTTTTCGATTTCCCTTGGCCAGGGCTCGAACTCCTCTTCAATTTCCGCCCTATATGAGTAATACTCGTTATAGGACAGGGCTGCCCGTTCGGCTTCGTAAGTGTCCTGGGCGATGACTCGTAAGGTCATCCAATCGCCATTTTTTGCATATACATGGATGGTGTAGGCATTGATTTCCATATCAGTCCTCCTCTCCCTCTTGGGATAATTCGGCGGCGAACCGCTCGCATATAATCTCTACGGCTGTCCATGCTATGTTGTCTACATCTTTTACGCAGTGGGCGATTGTGAGCGGATCGGCTATATCATCCTGGATTGCATCCAGGATCTCGTCGATATACTTCCGAACGAATTGACGGTTATCGTCGGTGTAGATGAACCCATTCACTCCGTTTTCTGCCCCATATTTAACAATGTCCTCGTAATTATCGAGGAACATTTCCATACCACCCATCTGGCGGATGACTGCATCCGCCAGAACATCGGTTCTCCGCATAGTGCGAAGAACCTGCAATTTCTTTTTCATATTCATAATGTTTCCTCCTACATGGCTTTATATACGACTTCGGCGGGCACGTTGCCGAAGGTATATTCATCAATTTCTTCGAGATCCTCACTCGATACATCCGCATAATCGAACAAGCCATTTTCCTTGAAATTATGGCCGTAGAAGCCCCAGCAGGAATCGATGACTTCGCCGTTGGGAGTCAAGATCTCAAATCCATATACATCCCCTTCCAGATATTGATCCATTTCCTCGATCTCGTTGATCAATATCTTCTTGACCTTATTTCGGAGATTCTCGCTGATTCGTTTTACCCCGAACTCCTTGCGGATTTTTTCGTAAGTGACATATAGGATGCCCACTTGTCCACTGTCCCAGGGATCTCCGAAATCCCCTGTGCTCATCCTTAACCCGCTGTGATCGAGGAGATATACGGGTAGGATGATTGCGCCCTGCTTTACTAGGTTGTCGACATATTCCTGTGCTTCCGAGCGATCGATATATTGATCGCCCAGATCATATCTACGATGCCAATGGACAAGAGTCCCCAGGTGATCATAGAATTCCCGTGGATGGACACCGCTTTCGTCAGGGAAGATGGCCAATATGTGGCCATTGCTTTTGATCTCGAACATTCTGACGGGTCTGAAAACCTTTGTAATTTTCATAATATTCCTCCAAGATATGGATTATTGGAAGCCCCCTACCGGGGGCTTTTGTTACTGATTCAGGTTCTGCACCCACTCAGGGGTTTCATACGGCTTAAAGTCAAATGCCACAGGCATCACGATGTACCACATTTTCACCACATCGATGATTCCACCCCCTCTATATTCATGGATGCTGGCATTTTCAAATAGCAGGGCATTATGCAAGACCTCATCGGGGGTATTTGCTCGAACATGGAACACTTGCCACTCCCCTACCAGGGGGATTTGACGTAGATAATTGGGATGGATAGGAAAGTGGGTTTCCATATAGAACCGTAGCATTTCGGTTTCCCTATCCCCTTCGCCGAACATACACATGGGTTTCCAATATTTTGGATCGGGGTTTCCATCAATAATGTGGGTTTTTGCATCGAGAGGGGCGGCATGCTTCTCCGGGAGGGTCTTATATATGCCCACCGAGAATGCCTTCTCGTCGATCCTCACTCGATCTCCCTCATATCGATCGAGTTCCTCGATATGGGGGATCTGCATCAGGAAGCCGAATCGGCCGTCGGTGATTCCGATCGACCGAAGATTTCGGTAATAGACAATACCGAAATCGTCACGTGGATCGGCTTCCTTGATCCGCTTGACAGTTTTGACCATCCATTCCTTGACTTGGTCAAGATTCATGTATTTAGATTTTTTCGTTGCCATACGCAACCTCCATAGAAAGATCTTGGGCTAGCACAGGCTAGCATTGATTAGAAAGTAGCACGTTGTTTACTATTTGTCAATATCTTTTTAGGAAAAATTGCACGAGATTTTTCTAGGATCGGTTGCATTGAGATAGGCTTTGTTGTCGGCTTTTTGGCGGATAATTATTTTCAGCAGAAAGCGGGTTTTGGCGGGTTTTTGATAAGTCTTTGGGAGATATAGAGATATAATATCTGCTATGGTGTAAAGATTCTTGAATTAGGCAAGGCTAAGTTGTAAGTGCTTGTGGGGGAATGAATTATTTGCAAATCTAAAAAATCTCTAATCGAAAAGTGTAAAGAAGATTTTTTCAAGTGTTTGGTAGGATGCGATTGAATAAGTCTTTGCCGGGAAAGGAATTGGACGATTTTTTGAGTGAAAGAGATAATCTATATATAGCGTAGTGTGTGTGTTTGTGGGTTAATTCTTTATCTTGTAATGAGTTGGATGAAAAATATGGTGTTTTTTTGAATTTGGGGTTAAAATGGGCTAAAAATGAGGGTAAAAATGATCTAAATCATTATCCTATAAAGAATTACTTGATTTTTATGGTAGATCAATATATATAGATTATAGGTTTTTATAAAAAAATCTTCTAAGTACTTGAAATATAAAGACTTAGAAAGATACCGTCTAATTTTTCTTGAGAAAATCTTCTTGACAGTTGAATTATTTGGTTAACGGTCGTTCGGCCGACAAAAAATCTTTAATCCAGCGGCTTGACAAAATAGCTCTGGATGAGTCCGTGTAGCAGACAGATTCTTTCCTGTGAAGGTTTAGGCTTTCTAATTCTCAGATTCTTTCCGTTTGGAGTCTAAGCTTTCGGCTTCTAGAACTCTTTCCGGTCTAGGAAGACTCTTTCCGTTTTAGCCAAGCCTAGGCTTCCAGAACTCTTTCCGTTCAGGGCTTAAGCCTAAGAACTCTTTCCGGCTAAGCTTAGACTCTTTCCGTAGAAGTCTGGACTCTTTCCAGCTAAGCTTGACTAGACTTCAAGACTTCTCAACCAGGTCAACTCCGGAGTCTAGCCGGAGTCTAGAAGGCTTTTCTAGACAAGACCTATGCTTTTTTAGACTTTATCCAGAGTTGTTTAGTCTAGACTAAACTAGACTAGACTTGTTTGAGCAGGCATATAGTTATACTTAGCTAGTCTTAAACCAGTAAGCATTAAGATAAAACTATTCAATTAGCCGAATCTTGCTTGTCAATTAGCCGAATCTTGCTTGAAAACCTTTCTGCGTTGAATAAAAAAAAACTTCGAAAATTTGGTAGAAAACTCTTGACAAACTGTAATGCATATGCTATGTTATAGATAGATCTTTGAAAGCTTAGAGAAGGGATCACAGCCAGCCAGGCAGTGCAGATCTGGTTAAATCCAGGCCTGGCTGGCAACCTCCGCTTGAGCGGAGGAGAATCTTAAAGCCCTTGCGCCCCGGGCGATAGGGGCGCGATAGTTATGACTATAAAATATAATATTAGAATTCGATGGATTCCTGATGAAGCATGCTATCGGGGGGAGGTAACCTTCGGTCTCCCCTGTGGAGATGACAATTGGAATCTAGATCCGCTGCTCCGGAGTCCTTCGAGTGAAGTCCTGGGCTGGAGATTAAAATACAACTGGGGGGAGCATTGTGAAGGTTACCGCCAGCTCAGCAAGGTTTTAGCGGAAAATGAATCATCGACAGAAGTGCTTCGGCAGTGCCGACTTTATGTGGAGGAAACTATACCCCTCCTGCAAAGTATTGTGACCAAAAACAGAGAGTGTTTTGATCATAATCAATATATTGAGGAGGAGATCGAGATCTGATCTCCTCCTCCTCCTCGCAAGCCCCGGATAAAACCGGGGCTTTTTTTTTTGTTCTCAGGCTTCTCAGGCCTGAGAATTTTTTTGCCCTAGGCTTTGAGTCTAGGGCATTTTTTTTTGCCTTGGGCATTCTGGATTTATCGGGGTTTATCCAGGCTTATCTGGACTTGACCTAGTCTTGACCCGATCGGCCTAAGCTGGACTTAGTCTGGGCTTGAGCCAGCCCTACCGGGGTCGGAAAACGCTGGCGGCGGCGGGGGGAAAGACCCTCCCCCAGTCGGCCTCAAGAATTTCAACTAAGTTACAAAAAGTAAAGCAATACTAATCCCTTCAAGCCCCTGCAAGCCGATCAAGCCTAGTTAGCCCTCCGCCCGTCTCCCGCAAGCCCCTGCAAGCCGATCAAGCCCTCCGCAAAAAGCCAGCTCCTTCTGGCTCCTTCTGGCTCCTTGACTTTTTGTTCTAGTCTTTCTATGCTTAGCCTATGGGTTTGAAGAAGTCCTTAAAAAGATCCTCTAGCCCTGCCGACTCGTCTAGCCCTAGCCCAGGCCTAAGTTCTCCGGGCCCGTCAATCTCCCCAGCCGGCCAAGCCCTTTCGCCTACTCAGCCTAGCTCCCTTGCCTCTCGCCGGCAGCTCTACCGAGCCAAGCTCCTTGACCTGGCCGAGCCGGCCTTGGAAGAGCTCTCCCGCCAGATCACAAGCCCCAACATCGACCCCGACGTGAAGCGAGAACTAGCCCTCCAGATCCTCAAAGACTCCGGCGTCTCCGCCCGTTCCGGCCAAGACCTCCCCGGCGAAGACTCCTCCCACAGCCTCCCGGCCTTAGCAGAAGCCCTCAAGGCCGCTTTCCAAGGCCTTGGCTTAGCCTTCGGAGTCAAGCTCGCCGAGAAGAAGCTAGGCGAGTCTCTAGCCCTAAACCCAGACATCCAGTCTAGCCCCCGATCCATCTCTCAAGACTCTTCCCCGCTAGCCAAGATCTTCCAAGATCTAAGCCCTGCAAGCCGGCCAGGCCGAGGGAGTTCTCCTTCTAAGCCGGCCTCTGTCTCTATCCCCGGCATGGCCAAAGTCGTGAAGCCGGCCGGCAAAGACCGAGAGGACTCAAGCCTATGAAGCCTAAGAAGCCCAAGAAGCCAAAGTCTCGAAAGCAAGCTTCTCTGCAAGACCATAGACCTGCTCCCTTAGTCTCAGACATCTCGACTCGGCAATTTACTTCTCTCGGCTGGATAGACCTCAGCGAAGAAGACCCGCTTGAGAAGCCCAAGCCTCAGCCAGCCAAAGCCCAGGAGTTTTCCTCATGACTAAGACCGAAGAGTCTAAGACTTCTATGACTGCCTCCGCCTCTCCCGGCCCGGAGAGATTCTATGAGAACTTCTCCGTCTGCCCCCATGAGCAAGCTCCCCTGTTCTCGCAAACAAGCCTAGCAGAGTCCAAGCAAATCATCCAGCAGGCTATGTCCGAGATTTCTAGTCCTAACCCCGCCCTCTACAAAGATGTCTTAGACATTCTCCGCCAGACTTGCCTAGTCAATCTATTCTTCTGCATTAAATTCATCCTAGGCCCCTGGATGAATCTAGACTATCTCAACTATGGCCTGCAGCTCGACATGGCCAATATGAGACAGTCTGACGCCTGCATGAGCCCAGGAAGCCGTTTCGGTTTCTGCATCTTCCGGGGCTCCGGTAAGACAGATATTCTCACGATTGGAGGCTCTATTTGGGAGATCCTCCGGGATCCTAATATCTCGATTCTCGTGGTGAATGCCACTCAGCCCCGAGCCGCCAAATTCGTGCATGCCATCCGGATGGCCTTCATGATCAATCCCGTCTTAGAGATCCTCTTCCCTCGGCATTGTGCATGGAAAGACTCGGTCTTGTGGAATACAGAACGCTTCATCTCCCCCGCCCGGACAAAGTTCTCCAAAGAGCCCACATGCTCAGCTTCTGGCTGTATGGGCTCTACAGAGGGCGACCGGGCAGACCTGGTCATCGGAGATGACTTAATCGGCTTAGACGATTTGACCAGCGAGAATTTGTCTTCTGCTTCTATGTCCAGTAAGATCACCTGGTTCTTGACAGCCGAGAAAGCCTCCATGAAGAGCCTCAAAAGCCGATTCCTTCTAGCCTTCACAACTTTCGGAGCGGAGAGCCTCTATAGCTATGTCTTCAAGAATATCAAGCAGTCTCTCGGCTATAAAGACCTTGTCGAAGAATACCCTCCGGGAGGCTCTCGCAAATGGACAGTCTATTTTCGAGACGTTCTCGAGTACGGCCGGCCGACGCTCCCTGAAGTCCAGACCGAAGAGTCTCTAGAAGACTTGCGCAAAGCCAATCCGGCTCTCTACTATTCCCAATACCGCATGCTTCCTCAAGACGGAGGCCAGCTTGAGTTCAAAGACTTTCCTGTCGGCCAAGCGAGCCTCATGCGATCCAAATCTGGGGAGTTTGTCATCGTTCTGCGCCAAGAGGACAAGCTCGAGGTCTCTAATCAGACAGGCTCAGAGCCCCCTTGGCCACAGGGAGATGAGTTCCTTCGCCTCGAAGATCTGACCGTCTCAGCCGCCCTCGATCCTGCGGGGACAGACAAATCCCATGCAACGTCTAAGACTTCTCTGTCGGCCATCCACGTCTGGGCTCGAGACTGGTTCGGCCGGACATTTCTAGTCTATGAAGACTGCGGCTTCTACGGGATCTCCGAGCTCTTTCAGCGAGTCGAAGCTTGCGTAGAGTTCTTTGGAGGAGCTCTGCCTTGGATAGGCGTAGAAAAAGCCGCCATGCAGAAGATCATCCGGCCGATGCTGGAACGAGAACGAGATCGACTCTGGCGAGGAAAGTTCATAAACTTCATAGACATTCCTTTTGCAACGAACAAAGAAGCCGAGATCCGGTTCACTCTAGGACCTATTCTTGCCCAAGGCCTAGTCTTTGTCTGCCGGGGCACCGGACAAGAATTCCTTCGAGAACTCCGGCTCTTCCCTGCTAGCCATCGCAAAGATGCCCTCGATGCGGCGAAGATGGCAATTTCTAAGCTCTTCACCCCGCCCAGTCCCCAAGACCGCCTGGATCGAGAAAGCCAAGAAGAATCTATCTTAGCCGGAAAAGACCCCGTGACAGGATATTAAGATGCCCCCGCAAGCCCGATTAAGCCTAAGAAAATCTCTGCAAAAGGAGGTCTAGATAAAAAGCCATGCTTAGACTAGTTAAAATCTCTCTTCCTCGCTGTCCACTCTGTAAACAAGCCCTCTCGCCGGGAGTGTTCTTCGATGAAGAAGCCGGCCGATTCAAAGTCGGTTGGTCTTGTGAATGCCCCGTAGAAGAAATCCTTGAGTTCCTTGAAGATCTCGGTCTAGAGATCTCCTACCAAGGCACACATCTAGCTCCTTCACAAGATCAATAAAAGTCTATATAGTAAAAGGAGGTCAAAGAAGCCATGATTACGCTGGACGAAGGAAAACTAGCCGAACTCAAAGAAATCCTGGATGATTCCATTGAGTCTTTCCAAGAAGACTTATCCGGGCTATGGCAAAAGTTTGAGCTCTGGGAGAAGTTTGCAGAAGGCGAGCCCAAGGAGAAGACCAAGTCCTATCCGCATGCAAAGGCCGCAAATATAGCCGTTCCGGCAACCTCGGTAGCCCTCAAGACCATGTATGGGGCTCTCTGGGTAGCACTCAGCCAGCGGAAGCCCCTAGTAATCGTCAAGCCCTTAGACGAGTCTAATCTCGACAAGAAAGCCCAAGCGGAGGCTCTGCAAGAATATCTCTCCGTCTTGAGCAAGTCTCCTCAGGACCTGGGCATGGATGAGTTCTTGCGGAGCTGGCTCAAGAGCTCTTGTCTCTATGGAACAGGCTTTGCAAAAGTCCTCTTTGATAACCGCGAGCGAGTCGTCACGGTCGAGGAAGAAGACCCCGTCTCAGGCTCTCGGAAGACCGTAAAATATACCGTAACGGATCACTTCGGGCCTCGAGTCGTCTTCATCCAGCCGACAGATATTCTATTCGATCAGGCTTTTCAAGATCTTCAGAGAAGCCCTGTAGTCTTAGAGCGGGTGACCCTATCGAGCCACGAGCTCAAGAGCCTTTCTAAGCTCGGATATTTTGACCCCGATGCTGTAGAAAAAGTCTTAGGAAGTCTCACGGAATCAGAGAGTTTAAAAGAAACTCAGACTCGGCCTTATACGGGGACAACTCGATCCGACACGACTGTCGCCGAGCTCTACGAAGCCTACGTGATGCTTGATATCGACGACGACGGTTTTAGCGAAGATCTACTCGTGGTCTATCATCCTGAGAGTCGAGAAATCCTCTCCGTGGAGTTCAACTCCTATGGCGAGCGGATGATCTCAACTGTCTCCTACGAGAACCGGCCCGGCTTTATCTGGGGCATCGGAGTTGGCCAACAGACCGAATATATGCAGCAGGTCATCAATACGCTCTACAATAGCCGTCTGGATGGAATAGCCCTGACAGATGCTCCTATGTTCAAGATCAAGCGGGGAAGCCCGATTCCGCTGACCGATGAGATCTACCCCGGTAAGCGGATTCCTGTAGATAGCCCGGATGATCTAATCCCTATAGTCTTCGAGAAGAGCTTCCTGAATACTCGCCAGGAAGAGTTCAATTCGATTACATGGCTCCAGAAGAACACAGGCGCCACGGACACGCTCGCTGGATTCCCCGATTCTGTCATGCGCACGGCCGACACGGTGGGCGGTCAAGTCCTCCGGCTTAAGCAGTCTTCCGCCATGTTCACTACGATCTTAGCCAATTATGAGTCTGCCCTCACGGAGATCTACAAGAAAGTCATGCGAGTGCTAGTCCTACACAAAGACCTTGTTATCGAACATGAGCGCCGGATAGGCCGACTAAGCCCCGACAAGCTAGACCTGCTTGAGAAAGCCCTCTCGATTGATCCTTATCAGATCCCTGCGCAGTTCTCTTTCTCCGTTAACGTGACCGATGTAGACGAGACCTTTGAAGCCCAGCGGCAGAATGCTCTGACAGTCGTTCAGATTATGACAATGTATTTCGAGCGAGTGATTCAACTAGCCCAGATGGTTGACTCGAAGAAGCTCGGTCCGATGGCTATGTCGGTGGCTATAGCGGCCCTGGAGACAGCTACTCGGCAGATGCAAGAGATCCTCAAGCTCTTTGACCAGGAAGACGAGACTGGATTCTTGCCGGATAGCCGAAAGTTGGCCGTCTTGCGGCAGTTCGCAGAAGCTTTCTTAGTGAAAGACTTGCAAGCAGTCCAAATGGCCATGGCGCAAGCTATAGGCCCTGGCAGCCAAGCCGGCGGCCAGCCCGGAGGATTCACCCCCGCTCCGCAGATTCCCTTGGCTAGCGAGACAAGCGAGTTTGGAGGAGTGAGCGGGGCAGGTGAACCGGGCTCACCCAGTCCAGAGGAGGTGTGAGCAATGCCTAAGAAGATCTTATTCAGACCTGATCCGCCCAGAGACGAAGAAGGAAATCTTGACTACTACGAAGACCAGAGCCGGCGGGAGGCTTTCCAAGGCTTCCTAGACTCACTGGTCTGGACTCAGATTGAGGAGTTCTTAGATTCAAAATCCTCTCAAGCCTGGGCAGTGCTGAAGGCCTTAGGCTCTGAGCCCGACAAGATTCGATTCTATCAAGGCTATGTGCAGGCTATCGAAGACCTAAAAGACTATCTCTATAGCCAAGCAGAGCTTTCTAAGCCTAAGAAAGGAGAAACGCTATGAGTGATATAGACAAAAATCTTGCAGACTATGACTTCCCAGACTTGGGTGAGCCTGCCGATCCGGGCAAAGCTCCTAAGACCCCTCCTGATCAGGCTCCTCCGGACTCTGCCAGCTTGGATGACTTTGATATCTCTACGGAGCCTATCGATGAACCGGATAAGACGAGCCCTCCGCCTGCTCCGGCTCTAGACATTGACAAACTCATCCAAGAGCGCCTCGAAAAGGCCAAGGCTGAGCTTTCTACGAATGCATTAGCGGAGAGCTTAAAAGAAATCGCCTCTAGCCTAAAACCGAAGCCGGCCCCCGCTGAGCCTCCTAAGCCTATCACCGCCCGGCTGACTCCCGAAGAGAAGAAGAAAATCAACGAAGAGTTGTATTCGACAGATAACCCTGCGGAGCTCATAGACCAGATCATAGCGGCCAAAGTAGACTCTGTGGCCGGTTTCGTAGCAGCGGAGACCTCTAAGCGGCTTGTCGAGCAGGAGGCAGAATTGCTAAAACTCTCAAGCCCAGAATTCCGAGAATTCGAGCCGGAAATCCGGGAGCTTGTCAAGTCGCTTCCGGCGCAAAATCAGCTCACCCCTGGTGTCTACCGATGGGCTTTGGAGCAAGTCAAAGCCAAGAACATAGACAAGATCATTGAGAAGAAGCTCCAAGAAAAGCTCCAAGAGCTTGAGAAGAGCTCGGCAAAGCCCGGGCAGTCTCGACCTATTCCGCCCAGGCAGACTCCCAGCCAGCCCTCTCCGGGGCAAGAGCCCGCTTCTAAACGCCGAGTCTATGTTCCCCCCGAGGAGATCGAGCGGGCAAAGGCCCTAGGAATCGGACCGGGATCGGCGTTCTGGGAAGATACCAAAGCTCGGCTCATTGAGAAGTATTCTAAGCCCAAAAAATAAACTTAAACTCTAGGAGGAGGATTAGACCATGGCAAAGAGAAAAAATCTGGGCACTCCAGCTGAATCTGGAAAGCCTCGGGAAGCCTTTCGAGTCATTAACGAAGACCAAGACATCTCCGAGATTGTAGCAGCTATCCACGCAGGAAAGATTCTTGAATGGCCTTCCGTCGATAAGTTCTTTCCCCTTCCCGATAACATCGTCGAAGAGATGGATTATCAGTCTAAGCAAAATTACTTTGTAGCGAAGGCTCTCTGGGAGCAAGGTAAGAAAAGCCCCGGCAAAGGTTATTTTGGAGAGCTTGAAGTCATAGAACTCATTCCCTCGAATGCCTGGAACCGGTTCAAGATGGAGGCTCCTCCGGATAAGCATGTCTTCTTTCCGTCCCTAGAGCAAGCAAAGGCTGCCGAGTATGCCGGCTATAAATATGTCTCCCGGTCTTCCACAGCTTTCAAGCAAGTCCTGCCGCACTCGAACCCGGAGCGAGATAAAGACAATGGCCTCGATCCGGACAAGGTCTATGTCTATAATCCCACGACGGGAAAGCCCGAACATGTAGCTATGTATATCGACAAAGACCGCTATGAGCGGCATTTGCAGGCTGTAGCTAAGAGATCTCATGACCGAGTCATCTCGGCTGACCAAGACTTGCAAGAAGCCAAGAAAGAAGCCGCTGCCCGAGCCCAGAAGGACTATAACTCCTACATGGACATTGACGCCAAGCTCAAAGTATCCTACGAAGAAGAAGAGCTCACGCAAGTCTATGATCCGAGCGTGAAGGACAAGAAAGCCTAGTCAAGCCCAGAGAGTCTTTTTCTGTAGCCTAGCCAGGTTGCCTAACTGGGCTAGGCTTTTCTGTTTTTGGCCATTGACATTTTGAACAATTTCGTGATATAATATTTACTATATAGGGGATTCCTAGAATCCCTATCTAAGGACTTGGGGACGTTTCTCCGAGTCAAAGGAGTTAGGAGGTATGGCGAACGCTAATATCCCGTTCAATTTCCGTCCAGTCAAGAATGTCCCGCCCCTGGAAGAGGGCTTGGCAGCTTCGGGAGTGACGATCCAGGAAGGGCAGCCGCTCATCCGGAAAGCCGACGGAAGTCTCTCTACGGCCGCCGCCACGAGTACTACGATTTTTGGGTATGCGGCGCACGGGGTGACAGGAGCTACGGGGACTCGACAGAAGATTCTCTTCTATCCAGCTCTGCGAGAAATGGTCTTGGAGGCTCGGGTCAAGACAGGCACGGTGGTCAACTTAACTGAGGCCTTTGGAAAGCCTGTGGGGCTCTATGTGTCGAGTGGAAACTACTACATCGACATGACCTCAACCTCGACATACTGCGTCTTCAATACTGTCGGCTTCGGGGGGAATACCTCGCAAGATCTTTCTTTGGCCGTTGTGCGTGTCCTCACGGCTAAATCGGCTTGGCCTGTAGCGGGCTAATAAAGGAGGTGTAAGATGCCTGTAGGAGGAGTTGTCAATAGCCAAAGTACAAGCTATCTGTCTAACAAAGACCTTGACCGGGTATTCATTGAAACCTTGGAGATGTATCCGGCTGAGTATACGCAGTTCACCAAGATGTCTGAGACCAAAGACCGCTACATCCGAGAAGGAGAGATCTCTGCGTTAGGACCTCTGGTCTACAAGCCGGAAGGCTCGATGATCTCGCTGGAATCTATCAAGCAGGGCAATACGAAGACGGTGACGTTTAAGAACTATGCCCTGGCTTGTGCGATCACCGAAGAGGCCAAAGACTGGGACAAGCAAGGGATTATTAAGCGGATCCCTGAGTTCTTAGCCCTGTCTAGCCAGTATACCAAAGAGATCACTGCAGTTGATCTGCTCCTAAGTGGCTTCGTTTCGACCTACCGAGTGGGGGTAGATGGGCAGCCCCTATTCTCCACAAGCCACACGATTCTAGATCCCTGGACAGGAGCGGCTTCTGCGACATTCAGCAACCTGCAGACGGGGGCGAGCTTGTCGGCCTCTACGATCGCCGCAGCGAGGGATTACTTCGAGAACTTAGTCAACTCGAAAGGTCTCCCCGTGCGGGCAGGTCGGAGGATTCTGCTTGTCGTAGGCCCGGCTCTGCGAGACACCGCAAAGATCTTGCTCGAGAATGAAGTTGATCCTACGCAGAACTACTCGACCAAGATTAACGTCAATCAAAACTCTATGAGCTTCATGGTTTCGCATTATTTAGGATCGACCTATGCGGGGTATTTCTTCATCGACTTGGATCTCATGGATCTGCGGCATATTGTCTCTAAGCCCTTCCAGAGGCGAATGTGGGATGATCCGTGGACGGGGAATACGATCTATGGGATCTCCGGCCGGTGGACATTCGATTTCTTCTCGGCCTATGGGGTCTGTGCGAATGCAGGTAGCTAAGGAGGGCTAGATGCCTGAGCTTAGCTACTACGAAGAAGAGGGAGTAAAATACTACTACACACTACGGGGGGTGAGCGGAACCCCCCGTAGTTCTATATGGCATAACTGTGCGGCTTGCGGGTTGCCTTTCCCCGAGAAGGACATGCGAAGACTCCAAGGTAAGTTCTATGGGATTCCTTGCGGGTGTGCGAGCTACGCAAGTTCCCGCAGGTAGCTAAAAGGAGACAGTCTAATGGCAACATTACAAGCCCTCCGCCAGGATCTCTTCGAGCTGGTCGGCCGGAATACTGAGTTAGATCCGACAGATCCTAATGGCCGAAGCATCCTAGACCGGTATCTCCGAAGAGCCTATGAGTTTGTCTTGTCATTGAGGCTCCCTCGAGGAGGCCGGCTTTCCAGTTCCGTCTATCAACTGAGCCCAGTTTTCTTCCAAATCTCACCCTTTACAGGCCAAGCTGTCTCTGGCGGCGTAAGCTCCATTCAGCTAGCGGGGTCTTTCTCAGCGCCAGAGTGGCTCTTGCCAGGTTATGTCATAAAGCTCACTGCAGGAACAGGATCGGGGCAGTTTCGGATTATAACGGGCTATGATGCTCTGTCTCAGACGGCTACAGTCTTCCCTGCCTGGGATACGATCCCAGATTCTACGACAAGCTATCTACTCACCTCCCGGCGAGTTCCTATAGTCTCAAGCTCACAGACGAATTGTTTAGTTATCCCCAGTTCTCCGAATAGACTTATAGACATCGTCCGGATGACGCAGATTAAGAAAGACTCTGAGGAGCGATTTGAGCTTGAGAGGCTTCCTAAGATCGATGAATCCAGCCGGCTTGAGCTAGGAGACCCCGATTACTATGCTCTGCAGGGTTCGGTTTTGTTCTTTGACAAAGCCCCTGAAGAAACAGTTCAAATTGAAGCCCTCTGCCGGCTGATGCCGGAGTTCCCTAGCCAAGAAGACGTGGAGATCTATCTACCTGCACCGTTTGAGCAGCTTCTTATCCTGCATGCCCGATGGTGGATTCTGATTCGGTATGGAGAAATCCAAGATGCCTATGCAGCCAAGAAAGACTTCTATGACTTCTGGGCGACACTGTCTAGTCCTGGGGAGGATTCTTCCTCTTGGGAAGACTCAGGGACAGTGCGGCTCTATTAAGGAGGCTTGATCTATGGCGGATGCAGAGAATTTCTCGGGCAGTCTACAACGGCCTGGCCGCCCCGGCATCCAAGAAATCCGAGACGAGTTCTTAGGCAAGTTTCCCTTTGATGCGTTTTCTTTTGATCCTCCCTCTGTGACAAACCCTCGGCTGATTCTAACTGGATATCGTCTCATGGTTGGGATTACCTCCTATGGCTCGAAGATTTCAGAGCAAGTCGGAGCAGGAATCATCGAAGTCGGCTCGAATTCAAACGGTACATGGATTAAATTCAGTGACGGGACGATGATAGAGTATGGGAAAATTAACTTAGGTACAGACATCTCATTTAATTATCCAATGTTATTCATAGCGACACCATCAGTAATGGCAGGGGTGTTTTCTGAA